GCGGGAGTTGAAAACGGGGAGTATACCTACCACCTACCAGTACGTGAAGGGGTGCAGATTATAATACGGTCATCAGTGAGACCGAACGGGATCGCAGCGGACTCGGGCAAGGATTCCATTCGTTGCTGGCTGACACGTTCGGACGGTTCTCCTATGGGCAATAAAATCCAGTCGTATGTGACTCGGGTGCCTGGGTGGCAGGATCGCATGTCGAGAGTCCTTCGGGAACTGTGGACCCGTGCCCTGGAGGCGGGAGATTGTCCGGTCTGTAAAAAGCCCCTGTCGATATTTGAAGTTAAAAAGGAAGGTAAAAATAAAGGTAGGCTATTCGTCAAGTGTTGGGATTGCAAGGAGCACGATACCTGGCGCTGGTTGGATGAGTCAGTGCCGGAGAACAACGGCAATCGGAAGTACAAGGAGATGGAGGCGGCTGACGAAACGAAAGTCCTGGCTGCCCTGGATAACTTCCCTACTAAAAAGGAGAAGTTGGATAAGCTGCGGGAGTTCCTGAGAGATAATGACTCGGGTGCCCTATGGGCGCTAATACGGATTTATGACTGGCAGACTGAGGACGAGAAAGCTTCGGAGCAAACAAGTCATCTTAATAAAATCGGGTTTTCGGGAGTCGATGCTGAGATCCTAACATCCTTCTCAAAACAGTTTCTGGAGCGAAAGTCTCTCTCCCCTAAACAAATGAAACTGGTACACAAAAAGATGCCCAAGTATGCGGCGCAGTTGATCAAGCAACTGGTCTAATTTATGGGGTTGACACAGGCGGCATCTATGATATAATTAGCAAAAAAAGGAGCACGACCATGGGATATCAAGCAGAACCTGAAGATTTTTATTGCATTGCAAATGATTGGCTTATGACTCATCGAGATCGAGTGCATGAAAACGGATGGATGGCGGAGGCAGTAGCATCCTGTAAAAAGGTGTACTCTGAAATCGAGTGGGACCGGGAAGCAGTTGCTATGCTTAAACACGAACTTTGTTTCTTAACATAGGAGGGTTATCTAATGAGAGAAAAGACCAAGCAGCAGGAGGAGTTTGTCAAACAGTTTTCGAGCGCGGTTAACTTGTTCATGTCACCGGACGAAATGCAAGACCTGGCTGAAGCGATTTGCCGGGACCATCCAACATTGCAGCAGAACAAGATGCGCCTATTCGTTGAGATGCTGCGGATCTGGGCGGACCATTACGAAAAGGGCATCTTTGACCTTCGATCAGAAGCCACTTGCAAACTGGCATCTGAGATCCTGAAGAACGTAGACCCTGATTTACTTTACATGCCATCGGTATAAGGAGGAGTTAAAATGAACGAGATAATCGAAGTACCTGGATTTAAACATCTAATCTGGGACCAAGTAGTTGACGGTCAAACCGTCTGGTTACAGGGGCGAGCACTCAAGGAGCCGTTCCCCTATGGACCTTTTAAGGTGGTATCTAAGGCCAAGCGAACCCTGGAGAATTTGAAGGGTAACAATTTTATGCACTACGCGCAAGACCTGATAGTGCCTCACTGGGAGGAGCTATGAGAGCCTGTAACGTAATTGTCGAAGTGACTCGCCGGTGCAATATGGAGTGCCTTCACTGCCTTCGGGGCAACCCGCAGCCAGTCAAGATGCAGGAAAAATACGTGCGGTACTTCCTTCAGAATTTCGAGTATATCTCAACTATCACTTTGACGGGCGGCGAGCCTTCGCTGCCTTCGGGCATGGACGGGATTGATCTTGTAATCGAGGCGTTGCGCGGCTGGCATATTGACCTGGGGAACTTTTACATAGCGACCAACGGGAAAAGGATCACTGATCGGTTCGTAGCTCAACTTAGACACCTTTATTTCATGTGCTCGGATAACGAGGTCAGTCGGGTGGATCTGTCTAATGATAAATATCACGATCGATGCTCCAGTTGGGTGCCTGATAAACTGGACTCTCTCAATTACGAATTAGCCGAAGACCTGGTAGGGGTTAAAACACCGACCAGTAGCCGATTTGTGTGGGAGGCGACTTTATTAAATCAGGGTCGGGCGGAAACGAATCAGCTCGGGCAAAAGGACTATGACGGTGAGGAAATTTTATGGAAAGTCTCTGAGTACGATGAGGACGTTTTTGAAACCAGCGAAGGATCGTTATACCTGAATTGCAGGGGGAACGTTATTCGGGGTTGTGACTTCTCATATATTGATCAAGACAAGCCCGAGAATATTTTATGTCGTTATGATACTGGGGATCTGGAAAGGGTTATTAGGGAAAAGGGAGTGAAAGCGGACTGACGAAGTTTTATTTCCAATATTTCGAGTCCGTGCAAAAACTGTTAACCATTACATTAGACCAGGAGGGAAAACGCCATGGCAGCGAAACCACGAGGTGAAATTAAAGTGCGATGTAAAAAATGCGCTGAATGGATTGATGAAAATGAAACCGAGTTTGTAAACATCGAGGAGGACTTTGAAGGACGGGACGTTCTTACCTTTATTTGTCCGCAGTGCAAGACCAAGCAGAAATCCTGTAGGGTCGGATAGCCTTTGCAATCAATTGCAATCTGACGCTCGTAGCCCTGGTCGGACCTGGCCGGGGTTTTTTATTGCCTCGTTTATATAAACAGATTCCAAGACACGAAGACCTCAAGACCCAAAGACCTGGAGACAAGAAGATTAAAAGGTACGAAGACAAGGAGATCCGAAGAGGAGAAGACACGAAGATCTAAAGACTTGAGTACACGAAGACTTTAAGAAACGAAGGTAAGAAGACACGAAGATTACTTCACAACGGCTTAACCATGGAAACCGAAAACCAGAAAACTCGAAACCTTGGAATTAAGATATCGTTGGTATCCATTCAACCAGTTGACTACTCAACTACATAACCAGATCCGAAGCCGGAAATCTCCAGACGTACAAACGTCCTGGGCAAACTCGCTGATTTTGAGGGGTCGATCCTCGCAAACCCTTTGATATCAGGCCGTCACAAGGGAAACGCTCTCAAACGCTCATATTCGAGCTTTCTCCCCCGAACCAATACTAAACCACCCCTAAAATGGCGAAATTTAAGAGCGGCTGTAAACGATTTGCTGACAAAGTTCTACGTGGATATAGGCCTTTGGAACGCCCCTGATATAGCCGGAAAACGAAGCCTAAAACGCATATAACGCATTCTGGAAAAAACGACAGTGCTCGTTGCTATTTTCTTGACATTGGCACTATCTATGATAAAATGGAGCCTGGAAATCAAAAAAGGGGAGAACGATATGAAATTAAATACAGACGTTGCTTTGGAAATGGCGCTCAAGCGACTTAATAAAATGATGGATGATCCAATTTATTTAGACGAGATGCGGAAGGCTGAAGCCGAACGACGCGCATGGCGGATGAAATCATATCAGCAGAAATTGGATTACTGGAAAAATAATCCTGATTATGTCGTGCATGAGACAGACCGGGGTTTTAAGGCATACCCTAAAAATTCGGAAAAGGGCAAGGAACTTGTATTAAATAGGAGGCGGGAAAAAATCGAGAGTGAGCGCCGTCAATATACTTCTGAAAATCCTTTGGAAGCGGCACTTGACGATATTATCGCTGATGGGGATACCACTACTAAAATTGAAATTCGTAAGTCTCTGACGCAATACACTGGATTTGATATCGATAAATTTAATGCTCTAATTAAAATGGTATTGGATGAGGGAATTAAAATAATTTGATCGACACGCATTATTTTGTTGACAATAAATCTACCTATGATAAAATAAGATTGTAAGGTTAAAAATTCATAGGAGGCAAACACAATGAAAACTAATGACGGAAATTTAGTAGCAAAGATTCGAGCCACTGGCAAGGGGTCAAAGGTCAAATTAAAAAACGGGATGGAGCTTGGCGGCAAAGGCGTTGACGGTCGGAAATGGTATGATATCAGAAAGTTGGGCGTGGGTCTCTGGACTTGTTCTTGTCTGTCCTACCGATTTAAAAAGGGTGAAATCGGCAAAAAGTCGCCCTGCAAACACATGCTTAAACTTTTCACCGATTGGAAAACTGGAGTAGTTCCTTGCCATGAGGAAATGAGAATTTATCGACCGGAGGATTTATAATGACTAAACAGGAAATAGCAGTAGAAATTGCTTCGGCACTTTTCGGTACTCGCGTGTTGTCCGATAATTGGAAGGTTCGGGATCTCGTCAAGCTAAAAAAGGATGTTCTCCTGGATCTCTATAAAATGGCCGAGAAAGCTGATCCGAAATTTGGCGTGAGGGAACGGTGCCCTGAATGCCGGTCAGAGCCGTGCTTCTGCAATGACTTGGCTTATGACGGATGGACGCGGAAACAGTTGAATGACGCATTCACACGAGTTCAAAATCCAGGGGACTGGAAAGCACCTATCCGCAGCAAAATTGAACGCAATGATATGGATGTTTCAAGGGCCGCAATTTGGTTCTTTACTTCCACAGCGGCAGTAGTACACGATATTGAGGGAGAGGATGCAGTATTGATTTTGGCGGAAGGATATCGCGCCGGTCCGGCTGGCGACCATTAAGGAGGTCAAAATTGGATAAGGACGAGAGAAATAAGATCGAACGGGAAATGATCTGTAAATTATTGGTGGAGCTGCTTCGGCTACGCGAGGGAGACGCTGTGGTGACTCCTTGTGGCCTGGGCGAGACGTTACTGGACGGGTTACAGATTTATGACCTGGGGCCAGACGATATCCGGTATCAACTCTATTATAATGTAGGACGAGACACGAAAACAGTTACTTTACAAACGGAACGAACGGGAGAAGTATAATGAAAATCTATGCTATTTACTACCAACGAGAGCCGCGCTTTTCAGAGGATCTCATTGATCCTGAGAAGATCGGGGAGACCCACAAGTACCTGGGTTTCATGCATGCTCGCCACCTGGAGGAGTTGTGGCGGATGATGCAAGGAGAAAACTGGTCTCCAGAGGGAGAAGCTCGGGGACTGCTCGACCACTTGGGCATCCAGTACACTTCGATGAGTGTCGGGGATGTGGTCTTTGATTGTGAAGCACAGACCTGGCATCAATGCCTAATGCACGGGTGGCAGAAAATCGGTTAATCACACGCATTTGGGGCGGTTTAATTGCCCCTTGACAAAGGTGCCTATCTATGATATTTAAAAGGTGGGCAAAATCGGGAACCATTAAAAAAGCTATAGGAGGCTTAAAATCATGGCACACGTTAACATTATCAAAGAAATTAAAGTAGGCGGCAAAGGATTAACGATTACTCTTAACAAACGGGACAACCCCAAGTACCCTGCTTTTTGCCGGTTAGTACGAGAGCACAAAAGCGGCAAGGTAGTCATGGCGCAGCAGATTTGGCCGGAGGAGTGGCCTTTGCTGACTTCCAAAATGGCCGGGATTCAAAAGGATCTGGATGCCGATGCCAAAAAGACTGAGGCGGCCATAGCCAAGGCAAAGGACAACGGCGGCCAAAAGAAAACCGCTGCCAAAAAGACCACGGCTAAAAAGACCACGGCGGCGGCCAAAAAGACACCGGCCAAAAAGGCGGCGGCACCGGCGAAGCAGAAAGTCATCACTCGGAAGGCGGCGGATCGGAAAAAACCGAGATCCACTTCTGACAGGATTGAAGACCTGCTATAATCGGAACGGGAGTCCCCTGGTTACCTGGGGGACTCCCATCGACTTCGGAGGGCAAGTAAATGAAAGACCAGAAGTACTATCAGGAAAGGATCTCTGAACTGGAGAAGCATCTTAGTCTTTTGGGCAAGCAACTGGGGGCGATGCTTGCTCGGGAAGGGGTGTCTGGCAGATACTGGCCGGACGATCACTTGAAGAACACTATCACAAACATGCGCGACGAAATAAAGGAGATATTGGAGGGCAAGTAAATGTTGGAATTTAAAAAGGGTCGCAACTTAGCGATCGAACTCAAGGCAGCAAGGTTCTTAACTGCTCCTATCTATCCAGCAGCCGCTGACGATTCTCGGTTTCATATCAATCATATTAAAGTAGAACAAGACAGCTCAGCCGTGGGCACAGATGGTTGTAGGATGCATCATGTCTCAAACTTTCAGTGCGCAGGGGTAGATGTCCCTCCTGGATTTTACGCAGTCAGGAAGCGCACTAAAACGGTTGTGTGGCTCGAATATGCAGAGGATTCGGAGGGTGAAACCTTCCCGAGCTATTCTGATATCATGGAAATGCAAGGCAAGTGGACCGAAACTCTGGACTTACTTTGCACTCCTGGCACCGTCCATGGATCGTTTTGTCAAATCATCCGGTTACTACCGAACGACGAGCAACATATCAACTTCTATTACTTCGCAGATTTGTGTGATACCTTGGACGGGACGGCGAACGTGACGTTGCATATCGACGAGGAGTGGGGCAATCCTGAAGTGAAAGTAGTGCAGAAACCTATCCACTTCAAACGTAGGATATGTTACCCCGACAATGCAGGTACAGTGGTATTCACGGTAATGATTATGCCGATAAGATAAAGGAGGGCTTATGACTTATGTTTAAAACGATTAAGATTCCGGTTCTGGGGCCGACAACAAAGTTGACCTCACGGGCCGCCAGCGAAGAAGTACTATTGACTGGGGACGAGGCTTATCCAGTCCAGGGAGAGATCGTAAATGATTCTCTGGTATCGGTATTGACGAATAAAATACCGGAGATTCTAAGCGAAATTAGGGGGTTACACAGGTACTGGGATTGCTTGCCAAAGACGAAGAAAGCTGCTAAGATCTTGGGATTCGGAGAGGTCTGGGTCGGATCTCTGCTCGTTGTCTCTGGAGATTATAAGTCCGAGTATGGTTACCTATTCAACCCACCGTATGAGTTTCATTCCTGGCTGTCTCTGGATGATTCGGGAACGATTCTCGACGTGGCTCTGCCTGGTGTAATTGAAATGGGCTTGATAACGTCAGACGAGGTTGGGCCATACCTGGTTGACCGGGAGCCGTATATACTCGCCGGTAAACCGCCTCTCTGGTGTAAATATGTGCCAGTGGAGGTAGTGACATAGGAGGGCAATATGGCGAAGACATTGAGTAGGTGGCGGAAGGTTCAGATCGCAGTCGAAGCTACGTGGAGAGTACTTTGTATGACTATCAGGAATAAAGGTGATATGCATGCAGTGGAGGAGGACGCGAAGAGGTTCGTCATCGAGGAGAAGCGCAAGCTTGCATGGATGCGAAAGATTTTAAAGGATGAAAACTTATAAAGAAATAGCGTTCGATGCCGGGGTCCATAAAAACTGGGATGACTTCCGTGCAGTCTATGACGAGCTGTCAATCGCTGATCTCGTCGAGATCAATACTGCCTGGGATGCTATACTGCCGCCGCAGCACCACGCCTCGGTAAAAGCATTTAAAAGGATGTTTCGTAGGACTGGCCGGAGCCATTTAAAGGTTGTGGAACTGGGATGCTACCGAGGCGGACTGGCAGCGGGAGTGATATCAACATTGCAGGAGAAGCGAATAGATAAATGGATCGGATATGATATCAACCATGCAGCGATCGATGCGGTCGTTGCTCCTAAGATATTTGAGGGAGTCAAGTTAACGAATTGGTTTTGGGAGGTCTTTCCAGAGAGCTACGATGTCTTCGTGTGTGCTCATACCCTGGAACATTTTAATAGGGCACAGGCGGGAAAGATCCTGGAGAAAGCCGTAGAGCATTGCCGGTATATCCTATTGGAGGTACCAGTAGCGAAAGAAGGCTGGCCGAATTATCGGGGGAGTCATGTGCTCAAGTCACGGCATAAAGACTTTAACGACTTCTTGGGCAAGAGTCATTTCAAGTTTGCGGATTTCAGTAACAAGAAGATATTGAGAGGAGGTTGGAGGTTAAAGAATGGCTAAAGATAGGACAGATGTTTTGAAGAGATCACAGCAATTGGATCTGATCGCAAGTTTCCTGGAGACGATTCTAAGGGACGAGGTATATGGCGAGAGGATGGGATTTGCTCTATTCACATTCCCGTTCGGAGAAGATCCCGATGAGGTGGGGGACTACGTGAGTAACGCGGAGCGAGAAACCATGATAAAGTTCATGCGAGGCCTGGCGGATCGGTTGGAAAAAAGGGAGTACATACCGAGAGTAATAGGGGAGGCTTAAACGATGAAAGTATTAGTATGCTTGAAAGATTTTCGGATGCAGAGTCGTAGGAAAGTATTCACGAAGGGCAAGGTATATCCAATACTGGACTACGACGACACCGATGAGGCGGAAGGGTTTGACGTAGTTGTGCAGAATGATGACAACGAGAGGCATGTCTTACCCTTTTATGTTGGCGATTCAGTAGGACAGTGGTTTGACATTCAGGAGGTGAGACATGAAGCATAAAGTAATTAAGGGCGAAGAGTTAGGAGTGGATGACTGGAGACCCGAAAAGTATCTTTGCAATCAATTGCAAAAACAGAAATGTGGGGAGTGCGGTTGGGAAGGACGAGTCAAGGTAATAATGGATCATTTCTGCCCAAAGTGCGGGAACCCAACGAGTTATGACGAGGGATAAGAAGATGGCAGATATTATAGGAATCGGATTGGTAGTTTTCCTGGCGTGGTTCTTCGTAGACATGATGTTTCCAGGTCCAAAGAAGAAACTTGAGAAAAGGCCGGACTCACCAATAGAGCCGAATTGGAGGTGAGTTATGCTGCCAGGTTTCAAGAAATACGTTACAAGAACGAGAGTAACGACTCCGTGTATCTCGATTCGCAAGAATGGAGAAATTGCGTTCAATGCCGGGGCAGTTGCCAAGTATGATTTGGACGCCTATGATTATGTGATGCTTTATATTCACACGACAGAAAACAGAATAGCAATTCAGTTCACGAACAATGAAAAGGATACAGGTTTGGTCAAGCTTCACAAGAGGAAAGGAAACTTTGCGATGTCGTGTAGATCCTTCCTTAAATTGTATGATATTGATTACAGCGAGACAAAGAACTTTGGCTTTACTTGGGGGCCGAAGGAGAAGACGGCAATTTTCAGTTACGCGGATGAAGACGGGACGGTTGCAACAAGAAAGAAGCCAGCTTTGGCTTCACAGATTTGAAAAGGATGAGATATGAAATTTGTAACAGTGTTCGAGAAGACAGAATTGCTTATGCTACAACATGGAGTGGTTGTAGAGTCCTGGCGGAGAGTAATGTCAACCGGCTCGGGAAAGCGTAAGTTGGCGGCAGCATTCTCAGAGGAGGGGGAGGTGGAGAAAGTCAAGAAAGTCTACAAGTTATATTGTTGGTGGTACGGCAAGGGGATGCCGAATGAGCATCGATGCACAATTAGAGAGTATGAGTTTATGCAACGAGTAACCCATTTCTTTGGATCATATTAGGAGGTAACAGATGAGAAGATACGACAAGTTATTGGTATTAATTATGGCAGTGTTCTTCATAGCAGCACCATGGCCGGGGGCACGGGCGGACAGAGTCACGAGTGACCTGGTTGTCTTGTATGACTTCACAGAAACAGAGGGCACAGTGATTCGGGATTCCATTCCGATTGTGCCTACTCTGGACTTGACTATTCCAGACGCGAGTAAGGTCGAATGGCTGAAACCGGGGCTACGAGTCAAAGAGGCAATCATCGCTAAAGCCTCGAATGCTCGGACCAAGTTAGGCGGGAGTGACTTCTTTACCAAAGGGATCACGATAGAGGTCTGGGTGAAACCTTTAAATAACACGCAGGGCGGACCAGCGAGAATTGTGACGTTCTCTCAGGATAGTGGAAATCGGAACTGGACTCTGGGCCAGTCCGCGCATTTCTACCAGCAAAGATTTAGAACGAGTGAGAATCCTGGCAATGGCACTAATCCTGCTTTAACGACTCCAGTCAATTCCATTGCATCGACTCCAGTATTGCAGCATGTAGTCTACACGAGGAATGCTGCCGGGACGGCCTCCTTTTATATAAACAAGCTGAAGGTGCAGTCGGTTGCGGTACCTGGAGACGGGAGCAACTGGGTTAACTCCTATGGATTCGGTCTATTCAATGAGACCAACTATCCGACCGATGATCGAACCTGGTTAGGAGATATCTTCCTGGTTGCAATCTACGAGAAGGACTTAACCTTGGCGGAGATCGGTCATAACTACGATGCCGGGGTGCCTACTATGGGACCGACTGCTGAAGTTGACTTGGCCTGGGATGCAAACACAGAAGAGGATCTGGACGGATACAAGATCTTCCGAGGCACGAAGTCAAGGCACGATCCGGCGTACAAAGATGCCATTAAGAATTGGTGTACTGAGCATGAACCGAGTAATGAGAATTGCGAAACTGAGTGGAAGATAACTTGTGACGATGAGGCAGATCCAGCTTGCCACCCTATGCTTTTTGGATACGAGCAGATCGTGGATATAAACGATAAGACGGCCACCTCGTACACGTTGAAGGGCTTGAAACCTGGGACGAGATATTACTTGGCGGCAATTGCCTATGACGACGAGAAGAACGAGTCGGCATTCTCGATTGAACTGACACACGTGGCGAACCTCAAGAAATTAGGGGCACCCGAGCAACTACAATGGAAAGAGAAGGAGGAGTAATCATGCAATCACCTTGGAGAATTTGGGCAGTGGCCGTGGCCGCATTATTAATCATCCTTTCCTTTTTATGGCCTGAGCGTGGGTTCGGTCAAGTAGTTCCTCCTCCAGGAGTTCTTGACTTCACGAACGAGTCAACCGATGTCCTTATTAAGGACGGTGTGATCATACAGAGGAAGAAGACGTGCTGTAAGATTACTCTTGCCTGGGATGCTAATACCGAGCCAGACTTGAAAGGCTATAACATTTACTATGGAACTGCACCTGGAGATTACGACAATTTGATTGACGTTGCGGAGGCTGTGCCAGAATGCGCCACTCCTTATGATCCATTTAAGACGGAGTGTTGCGAGATAACGATTATTGGATTAAAGAAGGACACGTATTACTTTGCGGCTACTGCTTACGACCAGGACGATAACGAGAGTGCCTACTCGGAGGAGTTAGAGCACATATTCCTACCGGGAAGGCCTTTTAACTTTAGAGAGAAGGGGGGTTAATGGCGACACCATTAAATGTAGCAATGAGTCACGAACGGATGCGTTGGGGTTATATGGACGATCGAAAGTTATTGACTCGGTTAGGACGGATGACTAAGCCCCAGAAGTTGGAATGCTTTATAACTCTGGCGCGAGAGAATAACAATGCTGTGTTACTGGAGGCAGCCTATCGGAGAGTGAATCAATTAGGTTATGATTACCTGGTACCTCCAGTAATGCAGGTCACTGAGGAGATGACGGGGAGACCTCATGGAGATATCATACCTGGGCCTCCTGCGAATCCGAATGGACGGACAAAGGGGGTTCGAGTTATCAGATTCAAGAAAGGCGGCGGTTAACAGATGCCGAAGATTGAGGAGATGTATGCGTTTTGTGCAGAGGAAGCTCCTGGAGACGAGGGAGTAATGGGATTCCATGACGGGCAGACTTGGGTACCGTTAGTCGGTGCAGACATGGCGAGAGTGGATAGCTTGACGAAAATGGCTATAGATGTCGGGATATTGGCGGGTATGAAAGTAGTATTAAAGAAATTCAAACTGGTGAGCGAGGAGGTAGTTTACCGAAAGGAGTAGAGGATGTTTGTAAAATTCGAGTGCGGTTGTATCGGAATTATTCATGGGCATAGTAATCAGAATCGAGCGAAGACCATTGTAGTCAAGGCCTGTGATGACGGCAACGTGGGCGGATTGCTGAGTTTCCTGTATCGAGATATGTCGGATAAGAGATACAATGCAATGGCAAAGGCGGAAGAGGACGAGTTTGTCCGTGGCATAGATATTTTGATTGCGGACGGTTACGATCTGCGAGAAATGAGACGGATCTTAAAAGAGGAGTAAGGTCAGATGTTTACAGACGAGGATGGGATCAGAGCAATAATAAAACTGCAAGCTTTGGTAGGAATCAAGGAGAGTAGGATAGATGCGGAGATAGGGTGGTCTCTGATGTCTTACGAGGACAAGAGAGAGACAATGAAAATGTATAAACAGGTGATAGAATTTGAAACTGTAGAGGAGGCATTAAATGGAAGTAAAAGACTTAACTAAACTGTGTGAAGGTTCGTTTCTGGCTGAACTGGCCGAAGTAATGATAGTCGAGCCTAATAGTGAATGGGACGGGAACGAAGACGCTTTCCTTGGAATAATGAATGAACTGGAGCAGCGAGTATATAGCCTGAGCAATCAGTACAGTCGGGCGGGAGAACTGATCAGGACTCAAGTGAAGTTTGATCATATGGACCGTCAGAGAAAAATGGAGTTAGCTCTCCAGTATAAAATATTAAAGGAAACTGGGACAGCACTCAAAGAGCTAATGTGGGTGCTCCTCAGATGGCGATTGAGAGAGGTAGGTGGCGGATGCATGGGAATCCGAGAAGGGTTTCGGGTAGTTGAATGCAGAGAACAGCATGCAAATATTCCTGAGCATATAAAGGGCATAATCGGGCACTTATTAATAGGAGGACCACCCGAAGATGATTAGAAAGGGGGTGAGTGGTGGCACGAAAGATAATAGAGGAGGGAGTTTTCATCGATGGCAAGCCTTTATTGCAATACTTGGAGGACTTGGAGAGAGATGATAAATCCCGAGAGGTAGAGGAGGTCCGTAAGGACGATGAGAAGCATAAGTATCGCAGAACAGGTTCCTATGCGGACGAGCGTCAAGTTGTAGAAACCAGAAAAGTATCAAGGCGGGTCGAGCGATGGTCAGCTCGAAAGATACGAAAGGAGTACGGCATCATGGCTAAACCATTTAAAACACATGCAGAGAACGCAATTTGGGCTATCCTGGAAAAGGGGCCGCTTAACGTCACAGAGATCGGAGCGGAGATTGACTGGGCCGGAAAGGGCAGCAGCCTTAGTGCTATGGTAGCTACGGTCTGGCACAGATTAGGAGACATGCACGCGGGATGTGCCAGAATCCTGAAACGTGAGTCGAAGAATGGATCATTTAGTTATGAGAAGGTGCCGGGAATAGATATCTCGGTCGAGGCGGCAATCGAGAAGTATAAGTTGGTTGGTAAAAAGCAATATAAGATGCTCCAGGATGAGAAGAAAGGAGTCAATACCAAAGTTCAATCGGAGGCCACCAAGATTAAGGCGGATGTAGAGGCCTTGCCTTCCGAGAGTAAAATCAATGATGCCCTGGAGGAAGTAATCAGCAAGACTCTGGGAGTTGATGTCCAGGTCCATGGAAGAGTCGAAATTGTATTTAAGTGGGAAAGATGATTCTGCCTCTCCAATACATACTGGTTGACAAGCAACCTGTAGCTGTCGAAGATCCTTTAAGGTGGGGCAGATGGATGGAAGAGGCAGAGAGAACAGGGGAGCGTATAGTCAAACAAGAACGCATCCAAGATCTATGGATCAGCACTGTGTTTCTCGGGCTGGATCATAACTATAGTATGGAGGGGCCGCCCGTCTTGTTTGAATCCCTTGTATTCTGGGAGTATGAGAAACCAGTAACGCAGATAATACTTGGACGAATGGTGGAATTTAATAGCGAGGCACTGGATGATACGATGCGCCGGTACCGTACCTGGGACGAGGCACTGGCCGGTCACAAAGCATTAGTGCGTGAGGCTCGGTTGAAATTCCTAAGTGTAAACGGGGGAAGTTAATGAAAATCAGCTTTCCGGTAACTGAGTTAATAGTATGGCTGGAAGTAAACCATTTGGGCAAGACAATACTGCCAGAGGTGTTTTGCTCTGCGGTGGTGGCTGTTTATATTCTGCTAAGAGTTATCGGTCAGCGGGTTACTTGGAGATTAAGTGGATGAATAATAATGGAAAGCCGCCGAAGATGAAAGATGATCCCTATAGTCATAACTCTTGGATCACTCATAGTCTTTGGTGCAATTATCGGAGGCATAGACGGTCGAGCGCCTTATGTCCCAGATGTAGGGAACGTGAGGGCTGCACGCAATTGGCAAGAAACGAGTACAGGCTACGGAGACAAAGGTCAAAGTATTATCTGGCAGCCTGGGGAGGGCAAAGACGGTTACTGCCAGAGGATACGATGACAGTATCTAAAAAAGCGGATGACTATTGACAAAGGGTCTAATGTGTGATATGTATAGGGGTAAATGGAGGTGAGCGTCATGGACTGGGGACATGGAGTATTATTGCTCTTTCTATTTATGGCATTTGCAAAAGTCGGCAGTTATCACAAAATGCTGATGGAGTTGAAGACTGCGGCGGAGGCTGTCAAGAAAGAGAATACAGATAAAGATAAAATAATTGATCGACTCCAGGCATCGGTTACTAAGGAAGCCGAGTTGGTGGTAAAACTCCAGGAAGACTATTCCACAATTCGTGGCATATTGACCGAGATGGCGCAAGGACGGGATATCTCGGATAGTCCCCTTAACCTGGACATTACTGTGGCGAGAGCCTTGACTAATTTGGATTTAGAAGAGGAAGAAGTCTTGGTTCTGAAAGAGGAAATACAAGCCATGGAGGCTGTCCGACCTATACGATTCAGGAGGCCAAAAGATGTCGAGCAATGAGATACTGATTGACCTGGCGGAAGCAAAGGAGCATGCAGAACTCATAAAGAAGGAGTTACAGGAAGACCGTGTACGAACGATGATCTGCGGCTCTATTCGGAGGGTCCGGCCAGTAGTGCATGATATAGATATGGTAGTCGGGTGCTCTCTGGATAAGCTGAGAGATATACTCAAAGATCTATGCCATGGCGGCGAAATCGAGTATGAGATAATGACTAAGAATCGCACTCCTAAGAAATATGATTGCCTTATAAACAGGTTGCCTTATAACTTCTATTTCGCTGAGGGGCAGCACTGGGGAGCTATGGTCTTGTTTCTGACTGGCAGTCAACTGTTTAATATTTTGATAAGGGGCGAGGCGAAGAAGCAAGGTTTGAAGTTGAGTCAATACGGCTTATTTCACGGATCTGAAATAATTGCCGGGAAGACCGAGAAGCAAATCTTTATGGCATTGGGGCTGGAGTATGTGAAGCCAGCAAATAGAGAAGTTGATAACAAATTCAAATTTAGGAGGGTATAGTGAGAAAAATAAGGCAGAAGACAAAGACAGCATTAGTGAAGGAAGTCAAAGGAAAGGCGGTCCCTTCAAAGAGTGATAAGGTAGTGGAACTACTTTTAGATCTCGAAGCCGGGACGAAATTCGGCAAAGGGCACGAGGACGACATAGGCATATTGACTGACTATGCAGCCGCAGCAAATGCCTTGACAAAGATTCTGGATAAGGATATTAAGCTGATCAAGACCGCCATTATGACGTTTGGTAGGGCCACCAAAACAAAGACATTGATGGGCCGTGGAGGCGGGAGCTTTACTATTGGGCCATCTACTACGACCACTTATGGCGGAGCAACCGAGTTGGCTAAGCTCCTCAAGAAGTATGATAAACTGGATCTCTTTGATGAGATGACCTCGGTTAAAGTTACAGAGGTCAAGAAATACTTGGGTGAAGCAACTCTGGAGTCGGAAGGATTTATGTCGAAAGGTTCCAAAGAGTATGGCCGGATCACTTTGAAAACTAAATAGACCCCCTGCTGCCCTGGCTTAACTCCTCGTCCGAGGCCAAGGCAGCTTTGGCATCAAGACCAGATCTCAAGGCGCGGTCGAGATGCAACGGCGGAGATCCCCTGCTTGCCCTCCGGGATCTCCGTCTCTCTTTTAGGTACTATTCGTACCATAAAAACCCCCCGAGAGCAACCCCCTGAAACCCTTTATTCCCTAAGTTTTACAGTAATTTAGCTGTATGACGAGCCTAAATGTGCCTACCCTTACCCCTTATCCCTAAAAATCTCCTCATATACGCGAAATCACGCGCCCTTAATCCACTGAAATCGTTGTAAATCCTGGTCAAATTGCAATTGATTGCAATAATAATGAGTGTTTTAGTTAAAGAATTGCTTGACAACATTCGGCTATATACTTGATTATCGTGGGGATAATTCAAAATTGGAGGTAGTCGTGGATAAGCATCGTATCGTAATTAAGGATCAGGCAGAACGTCTCGTCTACGGAGAGGTTTATGCTCCCCTCCAAATCGATACGGACGGGGAAGCTATGACCGCAGAAGAAATCGAAAAGATGGCTCATAACTTTATGATGCACCGTGGAACTGACGCCATCGATGTGCAGCATGATTATATGCCGTCCGGTTGTCTGGTTGTGGAATCTTTTATTGCCCGTAAAGACGATCCAGATGGGTTCGTGAACGGTAGTTGGGTACTGGGAGTCAAGGTACTGCCCGATGAGTTGTGGGATCAAGTCCAGAAGGGCGAGCTGAACGGCTTTTCGTTTGCCGGGAATGCTGACTCTCAGAAGGTTCGGGCACGAGTTAATGTCACTCGAAAGATGATCGGCAAGACCGAGAAATCCGAGGCCGGACTTCTGCCCCCTCACGAACATCCTGTGGACATAGAGTTTGACGAGGAAGGTCGGATCAGTAAGGGAGTTACCGACCATGTCATGGGTCACACACATTCCGTCCTGAAGACTACTGCCACCGAGCGAGAGATGGAGCATTCTCACCGCTTAATCCTAATCGAAAATTAAAGGAGTAAGTTATGGCGGTAAAATTAATCACCGAGGAATCGGAGAAAGATGTAACTTTGCTTAAAAACGCTGATGTCAAATTCGTTTCACTGGTAAGGCATGGCGCGAATCGCATGCCTTTCCGAGTGGTGAAACAAGAGAAAGGAGGTGAACAAGAAAATATGAGCTACGCGATCCAAAGTATCATTCTCCCTAAAGATGGCGAGCTTTCTTCGCTGGCGCAAGTCAAAGGGCTGGAGTATTTGTCGGAGGCAACCGATGATCATCGTAAGGACTTCGATGACTATTTCAGGCTGGATCAACTGGACCCTAAAGAGTTCGACTCAGACACCATGAAGTTATTGAAGGTCGGCAACGGTTGGTTACTGGTAGGAGCACTCCAGGAAAAAGCTAAAGTGGAAGGTGCGTTGACTTTGGCGGAGGATCAAGTGGAGAAATTGGCAAGCCTACCGGCAGCTCCTATGAATGCATTTATAGGAGATCCCGATGTTGCAGCTCAAGCGGCTATGGCGGCTTCGTTTCGTGAGTTGTTCGAGACGGAGTTATACGCGATGCTGGACATCGTTCACGGTGCGTTAAAACAGGCGGCAGCGGAACCAAAGAAGAGGAAGTCTCAGATTATGAGCGCGATCGATGCGTTCAAGAATTTCCTCTCCATGGGTCTGGATGCAATTGGAGGCACTGCTACGAAGATAGAGAAATTTGAACGTCAACCCTTAACAAGTAAATCAGAAGGAGATGAAGACATGGATTACAAATCGGAAGAGTTCGTCAATGCCATTGGTGATATCGTAGGACCGATCATCACCGAGGCCATGGGCAAGCTGAAGGAAGAACTGACTCCTAAAGCTCCCGAGGACAACGAGGACAGCAAGGCTGCGGATGCAAGTCCTGCGGCGGATGCTGACACCCAGAAGTCCGAGAAATCCGAGGAAGATCCGAAGGTTGCGGCATTGACCAAGACAGTAAAGGATCTCACGGAGAAATTGGACAAGATCGGCGATCAGTTACAGGCCGATCCGGCTGGAGAAGCTGACACCCAGAACGAGGATGCCGATGCAAAGGCGAAAGCAAAAGCAAAAGCTGAAAAGGCTGCGGCGGAATCTGTGCCAGCGCAAGTCAATGAGAACTGGTCAGATAAGAAGATTGATATGGATGTCTTCTCTGGCATGCTGACCAACGCAAAGAACAAAGCCGCGTAAACCTGTAACCCCTAACTGAAGCGGGGCTTAAAAGAGCCTACTTGACACTATTATAAGGAGAAGTGAATCATGCAAAGAGACTTAGTCTACGAGAAGGCAGACCTTGCGGTCAGCGATCTGATCACCAACGGTGGTTACCTGAATCCGATTCAGGCGAACACTTTTATACGGATGCTGATCGATCAGCCGACTTTGGTTAATGCCATGCGAGTGGTGCCGATGAACGCTCCCTCGATGGAGATCAACAAGATTGGATTCGCCACACGAATCCTGAAACCAGCACCGGCCTCGGGAACTGCTTTGTCAGCCTCCGACCGGTCGAAACCTGTGACCGATAAGGTCGAACTGCTGACCAAAGAAGTAATCGCTGAAGTCCATATTCCCTACGATGTTCTGGAAGACAATATCGAGAGAGGTCGGCTTGAGAGTACGATTATGACTTTGATCGCTGAACGCGCCAGTTTGGACATCGAAGAGTTGTGCATTGATGGTGACCTTGGATCTGGCGATGCCTACCTGGCTCTAATGGACGGCGTGCTCGTACAGTCCGTTTCCCACGTTGTTGACTACACCGGCGCTCCGGCAGATGTCACCAAAGCCGTCTTCAAAGCTGGCCTGAAAACCATGCCCAACAAGTATTTGCGTAACCGTGCAGCCATGCGTTTTTACGTCTCACCGAACAGTGAGGTTGAATACGCTGACTCCCTGGCAAACCGTGAGACTCCTCTCGGTGATCGCAAGGTAGTTGGATGGATGCCGAATTATGCCTACGGCATTCCAGTGGAGCCGGTTGCTTTGATGGCTGACGACCAGTACTTGTTTACCTTTCCGAAGAATATGATCCTGGGAATTCAACGTCAGATAATGATTGAGACCGACCGGGATATCCGTGCGCGAGTACTGATTGTCGTTCTCACGATGCGTCTTGATCTGAAGTACGAAGAAGAAGATGCAGTTGTGAAATGCCTTGGCTTGAACCCGAATTACCCGTCCACCACTACTTAATAGGTAAGGGCGGAAGTAAAACGGAGGTAGAAATATGCCGAAAGTTACACTGCTCGCAGAGCCATGGCAGAACTATACGGTTCCCATGGGCAAACGCATCTTCACTTTTGAAGGCCAGAAGGCACGAGATGTTCCGACTGCCGTTGCGTTATTCTGCGCAAACAAAAAGGATGAGAAGGGGAAAAAGATATTCAAGGTCACTGGCCTGAATAACATTGTAACCCCGGCAAGTCCGGCACCTAAGCAGAATGTAGAGAAAGAGACACCAGTTCTCGGCAACTCTAACCAATTGAGATTAATTGAGGCTGAGTTATGTCACTAATAACAAAGATCGGCGGAGTGGAGTCTAACAGCTTTGTTACGTTGGATGAAGCAGACGAGATAATCAGCGGAGATGGTTTTACTGATGATCCTACAGAGTGGGAAGATCTCGAAGTCGCCGCCAAAGAGTATCGCCTCATCTTGGCCGCAAGTGCTATGTCTGCCCTGCCTTTAAAGGGTAGGCGAGTATTCTGCGATCAAGCCCTTTGCTTTCCAAGAAGTGTCCAGAACAATTACCATATGATCCCCGAGGTAGTAAAACAGACACAATGCTTTGTCTCCTATGGTGTTATACACCGTGGTCTCGCCTCACGACCTGATGAGGTGAGTGAATCTGAACTGGGAGCGCGAGTCAAAAGTGTGTCTCTGGGTGGTCTATTGGCGGTATCCTTTGATAGCTCAAGATTGGAGACCGGGACTGGACTGGATAAGATGATAAGATCCTCGCAATTTCCTGCGTACCTGGGAATGACAAAGTACTTGACTCAGTTTAGAGGCGGCTCGGTTGGAACGATAGTATATCCATCTGAAACTGATACTTGTCTGACGACAACGACAACAACGACCACAACCACAACTACGACAACAACATAAAGGGAGAAAACCAATGGCAATCGGGAAACAAGGAAAGCGGACCGGTTTCGTCGGTAAGAAACCACGGCGGACCGGCCCGATTGGGAGAACCAAGAGCCGCTCTGGGTCGGCATTGACTTTGGATCAAGATAAGACCAAAGTGGCCTATCCGACGACGACAACCACAAGTACCACCACAACCACCACGACCTAAAAGTTGTTAGTGGGTATGGAGTAGGTATAAAATGGGTATATTCGGACAGATACAAGGTCCAGTTCGAGGAGTTATCGGAGCACTTACTACGGATAAGGATCTCCGAGTTGTCATAACGTACCGGAGATGGACCGGGAAGGAATGGGATGACGATGAAGATTCCCAAGTATCCGCCTTTTCGGAGACTTCGGTTAACGTAGTGCGGCTGAGTCACAACTCGAAGAGTATTGGCATCTTTCCTGGAAAACTCCAGGTGGGAGAGCAATTGTATCTGTTTGACTTTAGAGATGCTCCTACTGGAATGTCGTTGAAGGATGAGATCCTGAATGAGGTGGGCTACACTCAGAAGATAAAACAGATCCAGCCCATTTTCGGCCTTGCCGTTGCGATTACGGTAGAGGGAGGCGGTAGCGGTGTTTGACATCGATATCCGTATTCAGGGTTTAGAGCAAATTCGGAAGGTTCTATTAGAGGCTCCCGAAGTTGCTGAGGCTGCCATTGAAGATGCGGCCACGACACTGCGAAACCTTGTTATTGGTCGTACTCCAGTATTGACCGGGGTACTAAAGGGAAGTTGGTCAGGAGTTGAGAGAACATCGACCGGCTTTACTTTTGGCACCGATAAAGAGTATGCTGTAGATTTGGAAGAGGGTCTGTATCCACGTGTCGGTCCCCGAACGGTAGAATTAGAGGGAAAGATATACTCGAAACAGGCTCCTGGAGGCATACTGGCTCCGCTCTTGGAAGATAAAGAGTTGCTGGATAACATAATAAGAAAGATCGCTGAAGAATTGGCAAGGAGTGTTACCCGTGCTACATAGAGAGCTTATCTTCACTGAACTGGAAAAGAGGATGACGGAGGTAGAGGGAGTTAACTACGTTGCTCGGAATCCTGGAAAGGAACCGAGTGTTACCGACTTGCCCTCCATCTGTATCTTTGAGATGGAAGATCCCGTTTCCGAAGTTCATGGCAGAGGAGGCGCTCCGATTTACAAGCGCGAGGTAAAAGCAGTAATTGAACCTTTTATCAAAGGATCTTCAGACGCCAAGGCCTCGAAAGAACTAATGGCCTTTGTTGAGAAGGTCAAGAAGAAGATATATGAAGCCCCTGCGGGATTAGGAAAGTTAGCTCACCAAGTAATTGAAACAGGAGCGAGTAGGGTGCATCGTCCCCCTGCCGGTGATCATGTAGCCGGTATCGGGCTTTCGTTAACCATAACTTACGTTGAAGACACTACGAAAATTTAAGGAGGTATTACCATGCCGGGAATTGCAAGCCCAAGTCCTCAATTATATTCTCTGGGGAGAGGCATCGTCTCGATTGGTGAATGGGATGGTACCACGCCCCCATCAGAAGGAGAGTATGTAGATGTGGGTAACAGTCCCAGATTTGAAGTTGAGGTCACCGAGGAAAAACTGGAGCACTTCTCCTCTCGATCAGGGACTCGACTGAAAGATAAAGTCGTAGTCCTGGAGACAGGCTATACTTTGAACTTTGATCTCGATGAGATATCGGTATATAACTTGCAAGTATTTCTTAAAGGCACCATATCTGGGCCAGTCATTGCCGCTAACCAGGCGCTGGATAAGGAATATGCGATCAAGTTCGTTTCCGATAATCCTGTTGGGCCAAATGAGAAATGGGAGTTCTGGAGAACGCAGTTATCTCCAGGCGGAGCTTTTAACTTAATCTCTGACGAGTGGTCCTTACTGACTATGGCCGGAGATGGTCTCGCTGACTCGGATAACCATCCTACGTCGCCGTTCTTTGACGTGACGTATGCGACGACCACAACCACCACCACTACGACCACGTAATCAGAGAGTACCATTAACACATGCTATCTTTGCAATTGATTGCAAACTGATAGAACATTGAATGGAGGCTACTAATGGTTAAAAAGAAGAAACCGTTTGTGATGCCGGGGAGTAATCCAGCCCCGGCAGTCGCGCCCGAAGTAGAAAAAGATGAACATGACACAGTCATGGATGTTTTATTTCCTGAACGGGAAGTTCCGATCAAGGAAATAGATGATTTAGTGGTAATAGTCACCCCACTTTCCCTAAAAGATCTCCCGAAGGTCTCGGATGCCTTTGGAGTTTTAATGCGATATGCGATGGCTGGCTATGATCCAGTTGCCATTGCTGCGAAAGCATTCGGAGAACTCGCCAAGTTAATTCCCTTCTGTATCAATGTGCCCTGGGATCAGATCCCTGCGTCCTACGGTCCCGAGATCATGGAGATCATAGTTGAGCAAAATCTATCGGATGACGTAGTAAAAAAATGGACCGCCTTGGTCGAAAAAGTAAACGAGATGGCCGAAAATCAGGGAGTTCTGACTCCGATCCAAGGCGTGAAGCCACCTACGCAGAAAACATAGCAATCCTGGTAGAACTCCTAATCAGTGAAGGTCACTCGTTCCGGGATGTCCGAGAGTATTCGGTACCTCAATTATTCCTATTCAATCAGTTAATTGCATTGCGGTATGATAGGAGAATAGAGGCACAAGAAGAGGCATACCAAAAGACAGAAAAGGACGGTGAGCATGGCGACAGACGTTCAGTTAAGACTTCTTATCTCGGCGGTAGACCGCGCAGGCAGGTCGCTCCAGCAAATAGGTGATAGGCTACGAGGCATAGGCACGGCTGCCGATTCTGCCAATAAAAGAACAGGAGCCGGAGCGAGACAGGCAACCTCTGCGGTCGAAGGCCTGAATCGGGCGCTGGAAAAGACTAAGGCTAAACTGGAGGCAGCAGGAAAAGCCGGAGATAAGATGGCGCAGGTCGGCACTCGACTTGCGGCTGCCGGGGCGGCCTTGGGAGTTGGAGCATTCTTTCCTATTAAAGAGGCTGCCACCTTTGAAAGAGCCATGGCAAGAGTAGAGGCGGTTACCACTGAAACAGAGGTGACGTTTGATGACTTGTCTAAAAAGGCGAGAGAACTGGGCCGGACTACTGCGTTCACGGCGGAAGAAGCTGCATCAGGTATGCGCTTTCTCGGTATGGCCGGTCTCGAAACCAACGAAGTATTTGAAGCAATCACACCTACCTTGAATCTGGCCGCTGCCGGGGAGTTAGAACTCGGAGAGGCGGCAGATATCGCCACTAACATAATGTCTGCATTCGGAAAAGAGACAACGGATCTTGTAGACATTATGGATGTCCTCGCCCAGACTGCCGCGAACAGTAATACTGACGTTAGACAATTAGCGGAAGCAATCTCCTACGCTGGTCCTACCGCGAAGGCGGCTGGAGTTTCATTTGAGGAGACGGCTGCCAGATTAGGTGTCTTAGCGAGTAATGGTATCAAGGCGTCTCGGGCCGGTACGAACTTGAGAGGTATTATCGCCTCTTTAGTTAAGCCATCAACTGAAGCACTTAACACCTTTGACAAATTAGGTGTAGAAATATCAAAGAATGCCGATGGATCTCTGAATTTAGCAAAGATCTTTAATGATCTTGAAAAAGCAGGACTCGGAGCAGAGGAGGCGTTTGCAATTTTCAGAAGGACTGCCGGTGGTGCCGGTGTAGTTTTCACGGAGCAAAGTCAACGGCTAAAAGATCTCCAGGATAAGATTGACAACGCGACCGGGGCAGCAGAGAAAATGCGTAAGACCATGGAAGATAACTTGGTCGGAGCATTTACCATCTTAAAGAGTGCGCTGTCAGGTCTACTTATCGTTTTGGGTGGTCCCCTGCAAGAATCTCTGGAAAGCATTGCCCTTAGTGTAGCCAAGCTAACTACGAGTTTAGCCAACTGGATTGAGAAACATCCTACCTTATCGAAAGTAATCGTGGGGACGACCGGAGTACTTGCCTTGTTACTGGCCGGTATAGGAGCTATCCTAATTCCGTTAGGACTGATCGTGTCTGGCTTCGCATCGGGAGCAGCGGCGATAGTCTCGTTTGCTGGATTCATAACGACTACAGCCATTCCAGCATTCGTGGGTCTCAAGGCGGCTATTGTGAGTACTGCCGCTACTCTTGCCCCTATGGTCCCTCTATTGGCAGCATTAGCGGCGGCCTGGGGAATCGTTAAGATTTATGAGGCGGTCAATGCGTTTATCGATATGCGTCGAGCGATATTAGATATGAATGCAGCGATGGATAAGTCAATAGCCTATGCACGTGGTTTAAAGCAAAAGTTTGCAGAGTTCAAGGATGTAAAAATTGAAGGGGCGGTGTCAGATCAGACATTCGAGGAACTTAAAGACTTTGAAACTTCTCTGAAAAAGCAAAGAGCACACCTTGTAGCGGCTCGAACTGAGGCGTTTGCCGAGTCAAAGAAGAAGACTTGGCTATTCTTCACAAGTGAACAGGCGGAGGAGGCTGCGAATAAGCTAAGTTTATTGGATGCCCAGATTAAAGGCAATAGTGAAATTCGTAAGAGAGTAACGGAAGAACTCAAAGCCAAGGAAAAGGAGTTAGGGGATGCCGTAAGGAACTCTGCGGATAAACAAATTGATGCGAAGAAAGAGATCAGCGAGACTGATCGAAAACGACTTGAGCAGGTGGAGAAAATTGCCCTGGCAACTCGGAGTCTGGAATTAGGGGCAACGGATGAAAGTGCTGAGAAGATTGCAGCTCAAAGGAAATTAGATCTGGATCGGTTTGAGCAATCAGAGGAGAATAAAACTTTAGCGGCGGCAAAGGCCACGGAGGAAAGAGCCAAGAGAATAGCTGCGATCAATGCCGTTTATGATAAGCGCCTGGATGACCTCAAAGAGTCACAGGTCCAGAAGGAGGCTCAGAGAATGGAGCAACTTCAGGGGCTGGAAGAGCAATTCCTACAACTCCAGGGGCAGGGGCAGTTAACGGCACTCGAAGGCCAATATGATGCTGGCCTGATAAATCTTGAAGAGTACATGGGCGAGCGTAGAGCAATTGTGGAACGGGAGACAGAATTGCAATTGAGGGCACTCCGGCAGCAGTTGGCTGGCGCTGACGTGCAGGAAGCTCCGGCATTAGAATTAGAAATTAAAATTGCCGAAGAGGAGGAGGCGGCTAAGCTCCAGAACCTGTTAGATCTTCAGGATAGATACGCTCAGGAGAGGCTTGCGAGAGAGCAAAGTCTGAAAGATGGTCTCCGACAGATAGAGATGCGGTCACTGGATGAGTTTGACTTGGAGACCAAGTATGCTCTGGATTTGGAGGCGTTGGATCAGAGAAACGCTGCGGAGTTACTCCGGTTAGAGGAACTCGGGGCGAGCAGGGCAGAGCTTTTAGATGCACAGGCACAGCAAGATATTTCACGGGCACAACTGGTTGCGAACCAGGAGAAGGCGATACTGGATCAAAGGATCTCAGCGGCGTCTGGGGCAGTGGATAACATTGCTGAGGTTATGACTCAGCTCTATGGGAAGCAATCAAAAGCTGCTAAAGCCGCTTTTATTGCCCAAAAGGGCATTGCCATTGCCCAAACCATAATGAGCACATATGAAGCGGCTCAAAAAGCATTCTCAGCGATGTCCGGCATACCTTATGTGGGTCCGGTTCTGGGCGCAGTCGCGGCGGCGGCAGCTATTGCGGCTGGCCTGGCTCGGGTCGCTCAAATTAGATCGCAGACGGCAGCTACAGGTGGCGAGATTGAAGGGCACTCTCCCCATAAGAGAGCCGACAACATTCCTATCTGGGGAACTGCCGGTGAGTTTATGCAGCCGGTTGATGCCGTGCAGTATTACGGTAAACCTTTCATGGAGGCTATTCGGCGGAAGTTAATTCCGAAGGATCAGTTTGCCGGATTTCGGATACCGGCTTACGCCAGACCGGCTGTCAAGCGGAATTTCCAAAGCGGAGGCGGAGTCCCCTCCAGGGGAGAAATTGCCGGGACAAGAGGGGCGCAAGGTAGAGAAATTCCCACTCCCACTGAAGAGTCCAAGCAGCAAGAGATCAAGATTATGAACTTCGTGGACCAACGCGAGATGTTGGGGGCGCTTGGAACTCCAGACGGCGAAGATGTAGTATTGAATGTAATCAGTAAGAATAGAGATAAGGTATCAAGGGTGCTCCGGTGAGTATAGATGTAAGCATGCTACTTGATTGTGATTGGAACAGCAGATTTATGCTGAGTTATATGTTCGATACCAATATCCTGCGGACGATATACGGGTTCGAGCAAAGAGCTGCTTTACTCGGGTGGCCTCGGAAAACGGTGAAGTATAACGTGGCCTTTATGAGTCAAGCGGATTATGCATATTTCATGCGCACTATGAGAAACTATCAAGGCCAGGTCTTTGGAGTTCCTATCTGGGGGCAGCAAGGAGTATTGACGGCACAGGCACCGGCCTCACAGTTTTACGTGGATCTGACGGGGGTAGATCAAATGGACTTTGAAGTGGGAGCGAACTGCGTTGTGTACGCAGATCGTGACACTTATGATATCCGTGAGATCTCAAGTATGACTTCCACGAGATTAAACTTCTCGGTTGGACTTTCAAACACGTGGCCGATTGGGAGTACAGTTTACCCTATGATCCATGGGACCGTAGAGCAAAACATTCCGTTGCAAAAGAGGACGAGTGCTTATGGTGGTGCATCCCTTGTATTCAAAGAGGCCTGGGATGACGATATAACGCATGGGCTTGGGAGTCATACTTTTCCTGAATATCAAGGTTACTCAGTACTTGATACCGAGCCAAACTGGGCAGGTAATGTGAGATTAAGTATTGCGAGAGCATCAGAATACCTGCGAAATTTCGGAGTCCAGATCCGGTATACCAGGGAGCAGGAAAGTGAGTTGCAACTGGATCTCGGGTATCTCTGGGCAGGTATCGATGAATGCGCAGAGATACGAGGTTTCTTTCACGATTGCAGGGGCAAGTGGCGGCAATTTTGGTGCCCGTCTTGGCAGCGAGATATTGAGATAACGGGAGCTATCGCACCTGCCGATGACTTCCTGACTATCGAAGATATTGACTATAGCGCATCTTGGGCAATAAGTCATATTATTGGAAAGTACTTATTCCTAATGTTGCCGGACGGTACGAAGTTATATCGAAAAGTGATTGGCTGGCCGTCGGCGACTCAATTAAACCTGAGTTCTGCCGTAGGGCACACCGTACCAGCGAGTCAGGCACACTTAACCCTGGCGAGTTTCCTTCTGCCCTCTCGGTTTGAAGTTGATGAGATGGAGATGACATACCACAGACCGCATGTTGTCACTACCAGGGTGCGGATGCAAAGCTTGATGGATGAGAACATGACAACAACGACCACGTAAGGAGATAGCCATGGCAATCGGGAATATGGGAAGAATTACAGGAAGAATAGGCAAGAGTAAGGCGAGATCTGGCTCCGCTTTGACTGAAGACCAGGATTCGACGAAAGTTTCGTATCCGGTTCATTCTTTTGATTGGACCTTAAAGAAAGACTTGTCTCTTGAAGTAAAAGGACAAGATGACGCTCGGTTTGCAGTGTTCGATCCTGATACTTCAAATATGATAATAGGGACCGCGAATGATGCTCAGATTTGGTTGAGTGCTGATGGTGGAGAGACATGGACCTTAAAGAAAGATCTTGATCTTGAGTCTCCGGCGCAGCAAGTAGTTAACTGTGGAGTTTATGATCCAGACAATGATACCATCGTTGTCGGCGCGGCAACGGACGGCCAGCTCTGGATGAGTGACGATGCCGGGGCTACTTGGACGCTCAAGAAAGATCTGTCCGATGAAGTACCTGCGCAGTTTTGGTTATACTCGCTTGGTTTCGATCCCGATCATTCTCGAATACTGGCAGGGTCAAATCCCAATGCCCAAATATGGGTGAGTGCTGACGGGGGAGATACCTGGACTTTCAAGAAAGATTTCAATTTAGAAAATGGAAATACGAGTTTGTATGCTGTGATTCACGATCCGGTAGCGAATCTTATGTTAGCATTTCCAGGTCACGCTCCAAGTGAATGTTGGAGTAGTGACGATGGCGGGGATACATGGACCCTTAAGTCAACCATATCGACTTTACATGCGTCTTCTCCTTATGTCAAGGCCGCTTGTTATGACCCAGTTAGTGGACGTATAATCGTAGGGACTGCCAGTGATGCTCACATTTGGGTGAGTGAAGACGGCGGAGATAACTGGGTGATGACAAAAGATTTCGAGCCAGATGGAGTTGGAGATGTAATGAACGTAGCCTATGAGCCTATGTTTGGGAGCATCGTCGCGGGTACTTACTCGCCTGATCATTGTAAAGTCTGGAGAAGTTTTGACTCAGGAGATACGTGGGTGGAGGAAGTGGATTTGACCGGGAGCGGTCCTGAGCAAGATCGGTTACAGGCTATAGGTGTTGATCCTGTCCGTGGGAGGTTAGTAGCTATCACGGGAACGGATTGCAGAATTTATGTAGGAG